TGTTAGAGGCACGCCTTTTTGTTTTTTTGCATCCTCATATGCTAACTTACCTAAACCAGACGCCAACGCGCCGATACCACCCAATTTAAGCATGTCACCAAAGCCGCCGCCTTGATTTTGACCGCCGAACAGACCTGCAAGTCCGTCGCCGCTTGGACCTGTACCTAAGGCGTCTTCAACGCTTTGCGGTAAGAACATAGCGCTAAGTCTTTGCATTAAAGTTTTGTCTTGCACCGCAGCTTGCGTCATTTGCATATTTGCTATCTGATCTGGTGTCAAGTTGGCAAGATCTGCTCTAGTAACTGGCCGACCATCTAAAGTTCCTATTACATCGCTTGTATCAGCCATACCGCCAGGCATACCTTGTTGTCCGCCACCAAATATACTGCCTATGCCACGCCTAAGATTGGGTCCTAACTGCCCACCAAGTATTCCTGTTTGTCCTGCGGCTGGATTAAAAAAGTTACCGATTCCAGTCCTGATACTTGGCCCTATGGTTCCACCAAAGATACCAGTTGATTTTGCTGCTCCAGTCGTTGCTTTTCCTAGACTACCAATACCGCCCACCAACTTACCAGCACCATAACCGCCAAGTGCTCCAGATACTGCGCCTTTTAATCCTTTACCTGCTGCTACATTGGTTGCAGCTCCGATTGCTCCAGCTAATACTGGCCCAACGCCAGGTATAAAGTTAGCTAATGGGCCTGCAATAGGTGCAACTTTTTTTACGACTTTCTTTAAGCTTTTACCTATTTTTTTGAAAAATCCAAACTGCTCTAAACCTGTCATTTTATTTAAGCTTGCTATACCTACACCAACTACGGCTTGTTCAGGATCTATGCCTGCTTGTTTAAATTTATTTTCTACAGCTTTTTCAAACTTAGCATCGTCAAAAAACTCAGGTGGCAGCACAACTTCGCCTGGTCGTAAGTGTGCTAACTGCGTATCATCGCCCTCGCCTAAAGCTGCAAGTTCTTGCGCTAATTGTGACATTGGCGCCATGTCAACTTGGCTGCCTCTGTTTAGTAAAGCATCTAAAGTTTCTCTATCTTCTGCCGAAAGGCGCGAGGTGCTATCACCAGAAAACGATTTTAAAAACCGTGGGTCTGTGTTCATGCTAGTAAAACCACCTTTAGGCTCAACATAAAAGCGTTCTGCATTTCTTTTTGCTACACGCTCTTCCTCAGGTGTTAATGATGGAGAAACAAGAAAACTAGCTAATTCTTTATCCCGATTTGATATAGGCCCTTTAGACATTGCCACGTCTTTCACAGCAGAGTCACCTGTTAGATTTGCTATTCTTTGCTTTAGTCTTTCGCTTATCATGGTGTACTTACTGTTACTGCTCCTATACTCATTGTTGCAGAGATCCCAGTTAAATAAGTTTGATGCTCATACAGGTTTCTAAACTGCGTTCCATCAAAGGCTTGGTGAACCTCTGTCGTTGAGTTAAATATAATAGCACCGGTGGCAAATTGCAACTCACTAAGGTCTGTGGAGTTGAACGATTTTATGCTGTCAGGATCAACAGAACCAAGGTTTATCTCTAATATTCTAATTAATCTGTTAAAAGTATCTGCCGAAACGGTGTCGCCATCAGCTAAAGGCAGTTGTGTAGGTAATAATTTACTCATTATCTACGCCCGGATGGTTGTACTTCTACTCTTGTGCTGCCAAGCCTCCACTTATAATTTTTTCTATCGTTGACGGCATTATCGTCATCTGATTCAAAACGCAACACAAACTGTCTAGCTCGTGATCGTAAAGATCCAAAGGTTGAGCTAGCAGTAATCTGCGTCGTTGAATCTGTTGACAGTGTTTGATTGTTAAAATCACGCCTTTTGACAACCACATTGATAGCTGGGTTTTGACTTGTGCCTGCCTCATTAACAAACAATATATCTGGCAAAATACGTTTTAAAAACACAAATCTATCGCCATCTGCAATATCTATGTCGGCTGATTCTACAAACACACCATCCATAGCGCTTTCGTCATCGTTAAACCCTTTCTCGTGCTCATAGATGCGTTTAGTAGAGCTTTCCTCGCCAGCAGCTAGAGGTTTATCTAATACACCTGCGGCCAGCCAACTGTAACGCTCTAACGTGCCAATACTCCAAGAACCTTCTTCATAGTTGTATATTGCGTATCTCGAAATCTCTGTTTCGTTATCAGTGCTTGATGGATAGAAAAACCATATTTCAGAAAACTGTTCGTTTAAACCTGCAAAACATTTGAAGGCTTGCGTATCATCAAGATCAGAAAAAACATAATCTTGCACGCTACAAGGCAGTTTTTGCACTGAGCCGTTGTAGTAATAAAAACCTTTTTTCGACATGTAATAAACACCTCGCGGTGAATTTGTGGCAGCCTTAGGACCTATTAAACCTGCGCCTTCGTTTATAAGATTGACGGCAAAGGTTAGAGGCGGTCCAATAAAATTCATCGAGTAAAGCGAGGTATCAGTCCAAATCAACACCTCTTGTCTTGCTTTTAAACCACCCACTATTGCAGAACCGGAAGATAATCTTAGTGATCCAGCAGTGTTAGTGGCTAACGGCTCAAACTCTAACGGGTTTTCTTGGTCACTAAATGCAATCAACATAGGATCTAGTACGCCTGTTCTAGCGCCGCTACTAATAGGATCAGCTCCTAAAATAATTAAATGTCTATCTGTTTCAGAGGTTATTACTTGCAAAGCTTTAGTTGGTACCAAGTTAGCTCCACTTGTAGTTGCTAAATTTACTGCTCTGGTGCTAACGCCATCGTTTTCTATCCATCTAAATATACCGCCTGCTCTTGGATTAATAATTAGATCTTCTCCATAATTATCATGCGTCCATAACCTTAAATTGTTTGTGTCTGATAGTTCAGTAGCAGACCCCCATGATCCAGCACCCCAAGCTCCAACACCCCATCCTGTAGATGGAACATACACATCTAAGCCAGAATTTAATAAATATACGGCATCAGTTGCTGAGCCGCCATTTCCTGAATCACTTGCATTTGCGGTAACTGTAGCTCCACTTGTATCTTTTGCAGTTATTTCATAAGTGTTAGTGCCTGTAACTAACGAGATTTGATATTCTTGATTAATAACTGTTGCTGTTATATTACCACCTAAGCTCACAGCGCTTGAGAAGGTTACAAAATCTCCGTTAACAGCGCCGTGAGCGCTATCTGTTACTGTTAAAGTTGAAGATCCGTTGGTGGCTGCAAACGTAGCTGCGTTAGTAGTGGTTTTTCTAATTGGAGTTATGTCGTTATATGCACCACCCTCTTCGATGTAATATTTATTAGTTGTGCCTATGCCTAGATACTTGTTACCCCCAAGAGAAATCCATGAATGTAAGGCTCTTGCAGAACCAACCAAGGTATCAGAGGAAAGTTTTTCCCAGCCGCCTATTTTTTCGACTCTGCCTTTTCTAAAACGAATTTTATCGCCGTTCACCCAACCACCTTCGTTGGAGTAATCGGTTTCCTCTTTGTTTATACCAGGCTTAAAATTAAGTTTTGATAGCGGCATGAGGCGACATCTAAGCTAACCTAATGATTGCGCCAGTCGCAGTAGCACTAGGAAACACTATCGTAAAATCCCCTGCGGTTGAGGTTTTATCTCCACCAAAATCTATCGCTGCTACAGCTTTGTCTGATTGCGTGTCGTTATAGATCAAACATCCTCTTGCTGTAACCGTGGCGTTACTAAAGGTTAAATCTGCAAAGTCGCACACAGCTGTCGTTCCAGATGTGGTTGGAGTCACGCTTGTTAGCGCTGAACCGCCGGATGTATAGTTTGTGCCACTTGCCTGCCCTGTTGTGACAAAAGCTGTCGTGCCTGCTCCTAATGTTGCAGAGCTAGTGTATAAAGCCAGTTTGAATGAATTACCACTAGACGCTGTAAAGTTATGTGTGCCGACTAACAACTCTTGTTTAAAGCTTGTACATATTGCTGATGTTATTGCCATTATAGCTCCTTCAATATTTTAGCCATGTCGCTGTGGCCTTGTTTTTCTAACAAATTTGCATAAGTCGTATTTTGCGACTTAATTGCATTTTTTATAGTATATAAGATTACAGTATAAACTTGGTTTTGAAAAGCCAAAGCCTGCTGTTTGATATGATCAGGAGCACTGTCAGATATGTCACATATTTTCTTTGTAGCTTGAGCTGCCCAAAACTCTGGATCATGTCCTTTGCCTTCGGTTGTTGTCACGCCAACCTTTCCTAAAACAAAATCGCTTTTTGCACTCATCCTTTGTATGGCTCTGGTGGTACCACATCCTCATCAATCTTGAGTCCGTATTGTTCTAACTGTTTGTTAATATCTTCATACGGGCCAATAATAAACCGCCCTTCGTGTGGCACAGCTACAAGTGGCTTGTCTAATCTATGGAAACCGTAAAGTTTTTCTGTGCCTGGGACATTAGAATCCAATACTGTAGATCTACCGCTAATACCAATAAGTATATCTTGGCTCATGCATTTACTAATCCAAAATTCAACACAAGCTCTGCCTGCTTCTGCGAAGTGCATATTTTCTTTATATGAAAAATCTATACCAAATAAATCTAATCTGCCTACTTTATTGTATAAAGCATAAGCAATAGCATAAGCTACTGTATTGTTTAAATATGCGCATTTTGTCGCATTACATACATCCTCTACAGGATACATCACAGGGTTGTTTATTCTAGGATCTCC